TTTCAAACTCATAGGTGCTTCTTGACTGTTGCCCATTATCAACATTGTTTTTGGCGAAACCAGGGACACTGTGTTTGCCAATAACCTCACGGGTCGTGCCTTCCATTTTATCCATATCTTTTGAGATATCCCTTGACTTAGGAAACCCAGACCCATATACCCAAGCAAGTTGATCACGAATTTCAAACCCAGCAAGACGAATTGCCAATGTTCCAATATCATATGTTCGTGTTCCAAAGAACGCAACCATGTGTCCACCGGGTTTTAATACTCGCAAGCATTCTTTCCAGATGGACGGACCAGGAACAAAACTATCCCATTCCTTGCCCATGAACCCTTTGGAGTTGTGCGTATAATCATCACCTGCCAACCAATGATTTAGCACTTCTGCCATGTCAGGCTGACTACTAAGTCCATAAGGTGGATCAACTACTATAGAATCAACAGAATTGTCTGCTAATTCTTTTAGTTTTTCTTTGCAATCACCATTTAGTAATTTTACAGTAACCATATTAACTAATTCTTTCTTCATATATTGGAATATCAGGAACTACGTATGGGAATGTTATGTATACCCGACTATCACGATTCGTAAAGTATGTTTTAAAAGTTTCGCCAGATTCTGGGTCAGTATACCATTCCCAAAATACTTTTCCACCTATATCATAAGAACCAGTATTGTCTTTAAACACCGCAGAATGTCTTTTATTTTGATAGATTATTCCAGTATCGGGTTGATCTGCAATTTCCATCCATTCAGAATCGTCACCAGTAAGTGGCGTAATTGGGTTATATTTTAATAGTTTTGAAAGTAGTGATATAGCATATGCTGCACTATATCCACTATGCCCTTCTTTTGAAAATTCTTCAACCATTTTGATAATATGTTCATACATTGCTTTATTCATATCATCGGGCGAGTCTTCTGACATACCTATTCGATTTAGTTCAGATTTTGCATATTCTAATAATGCCATTCAGTTTTTCCTTATTCAAATAATTCAGTTGGAAGTTGGGGTTTCATTGCAGCGGATATACGAGTTTTTGCAATTTCAAAATAGGTAGAATCCATTTCCATTCCTATAAATTTTCTATTAGTAGAAATACAAGCTACCCCAGTAGTTCCACTGCCCATTGTATTATCTAATACTGTTTCACCTTCAGTAGTATATGTTTTAATTAGATATTCCATTAAGCTAACTGGTTTTTGTGTAGGATGCAATCCTTTTTCTTGTTTAAATTTTAATACAGTTTTAGGGTATCTTGATCCTTCTGGATTGTCACGATGTTGTGACTTTGCTGATCCATATACTTCACCAATTTTAGAGGTGTCACTTTTAAAACCACTGTATGGAGTACTATACCACATTTGAGGATGATATGTTGGCTTTTCACGATAGAATACTAAAATATTTTCGTGGGATTTTAATGGCATTATCTTAGAATTCATAGGATTTGTTCCTTGTGGTTTTTCCCAAATCCATTCATATCGTAAATTTGCAATATTTGAATATGCTAATACGGTAGTAAATGGTTGTGCAGCAGTGAATACCATTGCTGCATTTGTTTTACACACCCGATTATATTCACTCCACAAACGATCAAGTGGAAGTATAGTGTCCCATTTACAAGCAGTAGTTCCATAAGGCAAATCACATAAAACCATATCTACCGTATTATCAGGTATGTGTGACAATGCAGCAAAGCAATCACTATTATATAGTGATATGTTTTTTTCGGTATATACGTTTTCTACATTTAGTGGCATTTATAGCTTACTTTTCTATTTGAGAAAGTTCAATCAGGGTAGCACTAAGATTTATTTCAGGATCAGCTACTTGTCCGTGTTTTACCAATCCATTCCGTATAATCAAAACGGCTTCATCTTGCATTTCTTCATTTTTACTAAAGAAGTCTAAATTGCGATACAAGAATTGATACATTTCAATATATTCATCTTGTTTGATGTGTTTACATATATGTTTACGTGCATCAGTTATTTTATTGTTTTTAAATAATTCAACCATTTTTAGTTTCCATTCTGAAGTTTCGCTATCATCTTCATTTGGATTTTCTAATTTGGAGTTAAATACATTTGCTTCAATATTGCCAATAGTTTTTCTCATATCAGGATATGTTGCACGAATGTATAAATCAAGAGTGCTTAAATCAAATTCAATATTTTCTGCAACTAAAATTTCAGCAAGCCGAACTGCAAAATCAGTTTCATCCAATGTTTTCAATACTATATGATTGCATCTACTTTTTAGTGGATCACTGATACGATTTGGATAATTTCCAGTTAGAATAAATCTAACACTGCTACTATATTGTTCCATCGTAGCACGGAGTGCATCTTGACCTTCAACAGTTAACCGATCACTTTCATCAAGCAAAATTATTTTAAGATCGCCCCAAGGCATAGTCTCACCAAATGAAGAAACTTTTCGGCGTATAGTATCAACACCATTTTCTTTACTTGCGTTAATATACATAAAGTCGGCAGGTTCAATGTTAAGTTCATTGATTAGAACCTTTGCAATAGTTGTGTTGTGGTGAATTATTCCATTAGGAGTAATATATGTATGCGGATGATCTAATGACACATCATAAACATCATTTGTATCAATGTCGTTTACTTGTATAATTGTTTTTGTTCCGCTAATTGTATCTACTCGTGAACAATTTTTTATTTGTTTGGGAACGCCATCTTCAAAAACAATATGGTCAACTGAGCACGTTATAGATGTATTGTTATCTAATACATATTTTGCTGTGTTGTGATATTTCTTAACGAAGAAGTTAATATCAACAAATCCACTCGGACTACTTATTTTTATATGATGTTTAACTTTTACAGGTGTATCATACGTAATATTATCAATTTCCAAAATTTCAAATAACGTTTTTATTGGCAATCTATATTTTTGCATTTTTTATTAAAAAGTCCTTACATTTTTCTATTTCTAATGATCTATTTTCTATTACGTCTAATGCCACAAGTTTAACTTTTTATTAATTATATGGATTTATATTTTGATAGCATACTTATTTGTTTTTCGGTTAATGTAGACACATCAATCTCTATGTCTATCAATTCATTTCCGCCCAAACATTTCCCAGTTCCGGCTGGTCCAGTTATCAAAAGATGGGGGATACTTTTGTCTTTAATCCAACTATTGACTTGTTTTTTTAGACTTTCATCCCTGAATACATATTCGTTTACTGTTTTCGGACGATACTTTTCACTCCAAATTTGTTTCATTTATTATTCCTTGATTGGATTAGTGTCACTTTTAAGTAGTATTTGATCTAAATCCAAATGAAAATACTTAGTAGCATCTGCATCTGAAATGGTAAATGCTCTACTCCACCTTCCGTGGAAAACTAATACATATTCTCCAACAACATAGTCAATGTTATCAGGACCAACGTGGGTTACTTCAAACCACCGTGGACGAATAGATTCGGTAGTTGCATCTTTTTCATTAACGATAAGACCACCTGATGTAGTTTTTAGTCCATAGCCGTCAACCATTTTTCCAAATATTTTGTCACGCAATGGTGTTACTGTTCTGGTATTCATTCTTGGTTTCCTTCGCGTGTTACTTCAATGCTGCCATCTTCGTATTCAATTTCAGTAACATTCTTTCCTGTTACGTCTTTCTTAGTTCTGGTATTAACTACTTTTGGTTGTTTTTGTTTCTGTTTTTCTGCTATGCTTGCCTCATGGTCAGCAACTACTTTGGCAGGATTATCAGTTAGTGTAACTGATGTAGCAACTGGTTCAGAAACCAAATTCTTTTGTAGGCGAGTAATTCGTTGAACAGTAGCAGATACATTTGATTTGCTATCAAGCCTATCGCCTTTTGCGTTCATTGGAACATTTCCAACTGCTTTTAGCTGTTCATTTTCTCTTGCCAATGCGCCAAAATCTACGATTTTACCATTAGCTGATTTTACTTTAGTCATTTTAGAAATTCTCCTATATCTAAGTTGTATTTTATTGAGTTTATTCTATGAACACCGAGAAGATACAGTATATACGAACTTACACTACTACCTCGGCCAACACCCCATAATACACTATTTTTACGTAGTGTGTCAATAAAATAGTTTAAAAAGCATAACAATGGAAGTAAATTTCTTTCTTTATACAATACAAACTCCATTTGTACACGATCTCGTTCGGCGTCAGTATTACATCGGTTATATACCAATGTTTCAATATCTACGTTTGCATATTCTTCTGGTATATACCAAGTGTTGATACAACTATCAATGTATTGATCTTTGCTTTTATAAACTGGATCGTATTGTATGATTTCATCAAATCCAAACGAGTTAGAATAATGATTGAACATTTCTATCCAATCATTATTCTCTGACGTTATTGTTGGAAGTGTATTTCCTGAAAGCAATATATCAATTGCTTCACTTTCATCAATTGATACTTGAAGTGTATCCAGTATTTTCATACTATAAGTCCATCAATGTCTGTATCTTTAATAGCTTTTGCTCTACGAAGTTCAACAAACATACTAATATCGAGGTCGATTTCATACATCATTCGGTCTAGTTGTTGATGTATATGTTCACCTAACCCCATAGAATATGCAGTTAATTTTCGTTTTTGTATTTCTTCACGCCGCGCTACTAATTTTTCAAACTCTTTTTCATTACTCATAGATCAGTTGGTGCTTTATTTTCTGATTTAAATGCAGAAAACCCTGTTGGATACCGTGCGCTAAGTTTAGCTTGATTTCCTGCAACAACTTCATCTGGATCAAACCCCAATGCACTACATGCAGTAGTCCAGTAAAAGATAATATCACCAAGTTCTTTAAACAAATGTGTTTTAACATCGTCAGACAGTGGTTTACCTTGGAAAAACATCTTTTTGACAATATCACTGAATTCTCCGGTTTCACCAGATAGTCCGACTTCTGCGGTTGCAAGTAGTGATGCATTTACACCACTGCGTTCCATATTACGAAGAACTTCTACAAATTCTTCAAGATTTTTACTTTTTGAACTCATTACTGAATTTACAAATTCACCATAACTTTTTAGATCAATATTACTCATTTTTACTCCTGTTTAACTGTTTTCTAATATAAATGCGGCAGCATTATTTTTGTCTCTAAATCCAACCATTAATGCTGCACCATAATTGTGTGGTCCTGAATGCTTTGCGATCATCCAATCGTGTGGTTCTTCACCAAAGTTCTCAATAAGATATTTTACAAAGTTTCGTTTATGCGTTGTGAATGTACGAGAAAAATCTTCTAATGGTGAAGTTGCAGAATCGCTTGCAAATTCAATCATAAAAATATGAGGGAACGCATTATCTAATTCATTCCAATGCAATAATATTTTAAATGGTGGAGTGTGCAAAAAGATATACTCCTTATCAGGCACGATAATAACAGATATATATCGTTCTGTCAACCTAAATCATTATTCAAATAATGAATTAGGTAATTGTGGTGCAGAACTAAATGAAGTCAATCTGTCTTTTGCGGCATCAAAATATTTTTGATCTAATTCAATACCAACAAAATTTCTATTAGTATTTATACAAGCAACACCTGTTGTCCCACTTCCCATTGTAAAATCTAATACTGTTTCGCCTTCAGTAGTATATGTTTTAATCAAATATTCTATTAATTCAACTGGTTTTTGTGTAGGATGCTGTGGATTATGAACTGAATTATATTTCAATACTGAACCCGGATAATTTGTAACAGTTTGTTGATATCCTTTTAGAATCCCATTTTCTCGTTGATACCCGTGTGGGTCATCGTTTTTATTTCGTTTAATCAATACATTAGTTGGTAATACACCTTGTGGATTATATGGCATACGTTTTGCAGATTGTGATTTATGCCCTATGGTTCCTGTTGAAAACACACATATATCTTCGTGTTTTTTCAATGGAGAATTTGGTGCTTGCTGAAAATTTCCAGCTTTTGTTTTTTCCCATACCCAGCAATATTTAAAATTCTTAATATTACTTGAAATAAGAGTGGTTGTAAATGGTTGACTTGAAAATAACACAATTGCGCCATACGGCTTTATAATTCGGGTTAACTGTTCCCACATTTCAGGCAGTGGAATAACTGAATCCCACGGCAACGCGGTTGTTCCATACGGTATGTCAGTGATGATAGCATCAATACTACCATCACTGAGTTCAGACATTTTATCTAAGCAATCACCGTGTAGCAACGTAAAACTCATAATACTTATATTCCTTGCAAATCAAGTATAAATTGATCTTTTGGGGTAGTAGATTTCCAGTATTTTATTTTGGTTTGGCAATCGTCTACTTGTTTTTTAAGGTCGTCTACTTGTTCAAGTGTAAGTGACAGCAAGTTTATGTTGAATAGACGGGTATAATCTTTTGGCAATGCAGCAGTGTGTTTAACAATATGTTCAATGACTACATCTTTTTTGTTATTTTTAAATACTATTTTACCGTTTAATACACCCAGAATAAATTCCATTTTTACATTAAGCCATCTGGATTCTTCTGTTGCAATTTCAATATTGCGATCAATTCGTTTTTGCAGAATAGTAATTCTAAAATCGCAAAAGTCTTTGATTAAATCACGTTCATCTTTATATTCCCGCAATTTGCCGTGTTGGTCAATAACTGTTAGATTTTCAGTGTGTGATTTTGCTAACTTAAATTCTTTTATTATCTTGTCATTATTCCATTCAGCCGAATGTGATTTTAACTTCACGTCAAATGCAAACCCATTTGCATTGCATTTATCTTCATATGAAACGATGTCACCAGCATCTTCAAGTGAATCTAAAATTTTAATATAAGATTCACGGTCAAAGCCGTATGGGACTTCAGTAATAGTTAGCTTTGTTTTTCCTTGGCGTGTAAACGTTCCAATACAAGAATACTTATCTAATACTGGATCATATACCACAGTTCCTTTAAATTGTGGAAAACTAATCTCTAATCTGTTTTTTATTTTTCCAGTTTTAATATATTCAGAACACGCACTTTTAACACTTGCAACTGATCGTGGCAAAATATTAGTAGCAAATCCGGTTGCAATACCTTTTGAACCATTTACAATAACCAATGGAATAACAGGAAGGTAATACTGTGGTGGTATATGTTCTGGATCAGTATGGGCTGGACTTAGTTCTATATCTTTGACATACTTATGAAAATTACTATGAACACGGGTATATACATATCTTGGTGCACCTGCCTCTTGAATAAGTCTGGTTCCAAAGCTACCACGACCTTCGACCAAACATAGGTTATTGTTCCATTCCGCCGCCATTAGCTGCCCAGTGGATGCAACACTTGCTTCGCCATGATTGTAACCATAATCAGATACAATACCTGCTACTGCACTCACTTTTTTAAATTCTTTCATTGAATTTACTAGAGAAGAATAAAGGTACATACGTTGTGAAGGCTTGAGGCCATCACAAATACTTGGAATTGCACGATTTTCAATAGTATATAATGCAAATGCTTTCCATTCTGCATTTGCAATATCGCTTATGGTATAGTTTGTGGTTTTCATAATTTACCTTTATTTCAAAAATTCTTTTCTAAGATCAGCTTCTTTACCAAACATCATTTCTACCATTGCAGGGTCATCTATTGTTACTACATCAAATACTGGTTTATTAATGATAGAGAAATATTCTTCCTCAGTAAGTGATGCTAACCCTTTAATATAACGATGATAATACCCTTGATTATTCTCTTTAAAATCATTAGCAGATTGATATGAATAAAACCATTTTATATCTTTGCCTTTGGTGCTAATCATAATAGGAGTTCGGGTTATACGAATTCGGTTTTCCGTAAATAGTTTAGGCCAAAACTTATAGAAAAATGCAACCAATAGTGGTGCAATATGTCCAATACCATCATGGTCAGCATCAGTTAGTGTTGCAACACACGAATAAGTCATATCGCTTACACTATCTGGATCATTAATATCTAATCCTAATACTGAAACTAATTCACTAAGTTCTTTGTTTTTTAGCACTTCACCGGGTTTCATATCCCAAGTATTCAAGATAACACCACGCAGGGGAAACCCACCAGCGGTTTTTGGGTCACGAACCTTTAAAAAGCTGGACAGTGCGCTATCGCCTTCACACAGGAATAGTGTAGCATTGCTTCCATTCGCTGCAATATGCTTTGCAACTTTTACTTTTTTAAGTTTTTTCTGTGCTGCTGCTGCTTCGCGCTTTTCTGCTGCTAACTTTTTAGCAAGTTGTGCTTCAATAATTGGATCAATAATTTCTGGATTTGCCAATATCTTTTTAGCAACGGTAATAAAATCTGGTCCATTGCTGGTTGAATAATGGTCTTTAACTGTGCTAACTGAATTGGTCAATCGTTCTTTAGTTTGCGAATCAAACTTTGGATCAACAAAATTTCTGGCAAACATAATAAAGGATAACCCATTTTTTATTACACTTTTTGCAACTTCTATTTTGTGTTTTTTCTTTACCAGCGTTACTAATTCATCAATTATTCCATTAACAACATAATCAACATATGATCCGCCAAGACGTGTATTCACACCATTGATATATGAGTTTGACCGAAATCCATCTTCACTACTGATAAAAAACATAGAAATGTTATCAGTTTGGAAAATAATAGGGGTTTCACTGCCATATAGTGATGCATATTTTTTCAGGTTATTTTCACTTACCCGTTTGCCATTAATGGAAAAGGTTATTTCGGGAAAAGCTAATTGTAAGCTGGTAATACGATCTTCAACTAATGTAACAGTATCGCTTTCTTGTATACTATTGACACCAAATAGGGTGAAATCAGGAATAAACGAAACCTTTGTTCCGTTACCTTCTTTCTTTTTAAGTTGTGTAATTACAGTTTCTGCACCATTTCTACAATCAACAATTACGTGATTACCATCACGCCAAGTTTCTCCTAAAAATGACATACTAAGAAAGTTGGTTACTGCACTACCAACACCATTTGCACCAATGGTAGTTCTATCATCAGCAAAGCTTGTGCCTGCATTGGTTTTGGTCCAAGCTGCAACTGGACGTAGAAATTTTTCACCTGTTACCATATCGGTAATAGTGTCTTGTGGTATCCCGCGTCCATTGTCAGTGATGATAATTTTATCATCTTTTATGGTAACATCAATTTTATTTGCATATTTGAATTGTGTTCTAATGCTTTCATCAATTGAGTTATCAATGATTTCATCAATCATCTTATTCAATGCAGGAACATACGAAACCGATTTCCATTTACCAAGAATAAATCTCTCAGTATTTTCTAATGAGGCAGAACCCATATACATACCAATTCTGGTTCTGGCGTGAATCCGTGGCGATAAAATTTCAAATTTTTCAGTCATCAGTTATCTTTCATTTCGTTCTTAATGTTTTAATATTTACAGTTATATAATTTGGGTTTCAAATACGGTTCATCGTATATTTCCTTGGTGTAGCACATTATAGCGTGAATGCCATCGCTTGTCAAGCATACATATTTTTTGTATAAATACATTATAATCGGAGTAAAAGCAAATGGACAAACAAGATGTAATACATATAGATGTTCCAATATTCATAAGACTTTTGGAATTATCACGTGAAGAAATAAAAGACGATGCCCCAATACACATTTTAACTGATAAAGTAATTGAATTAAGTAAAGCTGGCACAGTCACTATGGATGATTATGAAGATATTGTGTTATCTTATAAACACAAAAATAAAGAAAATCAACTAAGTGAATTGCGCAGACTAAGCGGACTATAATATATTATGATAGGAAAATGTAATGCCAGTATATGTTGGTGACATATTAACCGCAACACCAGCAAGTGTTAGTGGCAAACCCGTTCCACAGCTTACGTGGCAATGGTTACGCAATGGTGTTGCTATAGTTGATGCAACTGAGGTTTCATATGAAGTAACCACTGACGATATAGGGTCAGAAATAAGTGTTATGCAGATTGAGACTAACTTAGCGGGATTTGATACTGCAATTAGTTTAACAACTGGCGTAGTTCTTCCGTAAAGAATTATTTGTCTGGTGATTCTTTACGGAATGATGTTTTTAGATCAAATCCAGCTTTTACTATTTTACTTTTATCGGTTAATTCAACTGTTGGCTGAGAAGTAGGCAATACCCCACCAACCCAGTTAGACACTTCCATAAACATAGTAAAGCTATCTTTAATTTTATAAAACTGATAGTCTTTTAAAAAAGATGGATTAATCCATACTTTACTTTTTTCGTGTTTTGGTCCATCGCCTGATTCGCGCCATCGCCATCCACCATAACTAGATTTAATTGGAAAAATAAGTGCAATTGATGCATTGTGTTGCATCAAGAAATCAGTTACTTTTTTTTCGGTGAACGCAGGTTGCGTTTCAAAATATTCATAATCACTATAATCAGAATATCCACTAAACCATTTTTTCTTTATATTGGGATGTGCTGCCACAACTTCTTCAAGCGAATACATCATAGTATTGCTTTCATCATATGAAAATGGATAAGCTTTACCAGCAACAAAAATAACGCCTATATTTAATTTTCTATCTTTATTTTCTTTACTTTTATAAGATATATGGGGGAAGAAAAAATTATTAGTTTCAAAGTTATAAGCATCTTTATTGGTATTACGAACAAGTGTAATAGTTCGGTCTACCCCATATGCTGCTGCTGAATCCCAATAATCATTTCCTCCAATAACTCTCATTTCTGCTTCTCACTTTCTAAAATAGCATCAATTAGGGAAGTTACCCGTTTAACTAACCTATCATAATCATCGTTGTTGTCAATGATATAATCTGCCATTTCTGGTGTTACCGTGCAAGAACTTTTATCTTCTGGCGGGTGTCGTTTACTTGCATCTACCCATATTACATAATCGCATACTGATTGCTCAACTAATGCAGTTAATTCTTCTGCTCTACGCAATCCACAATATATATCATATTCATTAAATAAATCTTTTCCAAGTTTAGCCGGATCATTTGTATTATAATTCGCAATTAAGTCATACCATTCTTTGCGATGATTGTGTCTATCATTATAACATTCTTCCGGGGTTTTATAATTATAAATTGCAGACAATACTGGGAAAATAACTTTTTCATTGCAAAATTGACTGCTACTCATAAATTTGAAATTATATTTATTTTGTAATATTTCGCAAACAGTATCTTTCCCGTGTCTGCCATAACCTATTACTATTAGCTTAATCATTGTTTTCCTTTATTTAGTTTGTATATATTTACAAAATACTGAAATTGTATTGGGTAATGTTCAGGATTTGGAACTTTATTATTAAAGTATTCAAAAAACTCTTTTAATTCTGCGATAGATTTGTCGTCTGGGATAATTGAATTATTTTCCATTATTATACCTATTATAAGCAATTTCGTGTAATTGCTGCCAACAATGCGTTAATATCCATTCCAGTATACCATCCACTTGTTGAAATTGAGTTTAGTTCAATTATTTTTGGACCATTTGG